TAGCGATGTTTTAGTAGATGGTAAAAAAATTTAATTAAAACAAAAAAGGGGACTTTCGTCCCCTTTTTTTTACGAAGAAAAAAAAATTTAAGCTGCACCAGGTGAGCCAAAAATTCCTCTTGGATCAGAGAATCCAAAAGAGTATCTCTCTCTCGCCTTAAACCTAACATTACCAGTATCAAAGTCTCCTTCAATAGCAGTTTTGATAGGACTTCTAACGAATTGTTTCATTCCGTTAGGTGCATCCGTCATAATAAAGAAAGCATCAGTATCTGTCAAATAATGATTTACTCTATAGCCTTGTGGCATCATGCCCATAGAAGCCATAGCGTTAATGTCATTATCAGCAGTGCCAACTCTCTGAGGTGATCTTAAAATTCTTTCGGCAGTAAACTGAAGTTCTTTTGGGATAATCAGTTTAACACCTTGCATCGCAATTTTTAGACCTCTCTCATCAACAAATGCAGCAATGTCAATTAGAGATTGCTCCAATGAAGTTTCTGATAAATCTGCCGCAGTCGATAATTCGTTTGCGAATGTACCACCGCTTGCAAGTGGATGATCAGTAGCACAAAGCTCTTTACCATCTCCACCAGCAAAACTAGAATTAAACGCATTGTTTAATACATTTGCGGCTTTCACTTGTTTAGTATTAGCCATGGAACGTGCCAAAGCTCTTGTGTATCTAGCAGCTAATCTATCATATAAATTATCTTCAATTGCTTCTTCAGTAATTGCAAACGCCATAGCGATTGTTTCGTGAGTGTATCTTGCAGTAAAAGATTCTGTAGCTTGATCAAAAGTAACCGCACTACCTTCTTCTTTTACTGGAGCACTACCGAAACCACTAAGCATTACTTCTTCTTCAAAAGCTCTGTCAGATGCTTCAGATGTAAAGATTTCTGCGTGTTCGTTTTCATAACGATTATATTCTAAGCCAAAGAGAGCATTTAAACCAGGCTCTAGCTCTTTGACCAATTGTGATCTTGAAATAGCCATATTTTATCTCCCTTATACCCCTGTATCCGCAGCCGAAGCTGGTGGATTCAGAAAATGGTTTTGAATACGGACAATAACATTTGTATTAGCAGATGTTGTGTCCTCATTGTTAACGTCTTGGCTTATATCTACTGCTTGCAATGGAATTGCATTTGTAGAATCCGCAGTGCTTGTATCAAGTTGCACTTTAGATATGCCAGTTGCTGTGTTTCCTGTTACGTTTGTAGTTTTATAACCAATAAACAGACCTGCTCTTGTCATAGCTTCGTCTGAATCAACTAAAAACAACGTATTAGGATCATCGATTACATTTGCAACAATATCACTAGCATTAACAGAGCCAGGATAAAAATTACTAAATGTTGGTTTCTTCGTGGTTGGATCAGTGTAAAATACACCATTGAAAACACCAATTGGTTTAACAGCTCCACTACTAGCAGTTACGTCATATCTTTCAATATTCCCTGCTGCTACTGGAACCACCAAGTCACCTTGGAAAATAGCTGTTCCGTAATTGGCTGCAATAGTATACCTATTCTGAGCATTATTCCACGGAGCACCATTTAGCGATTTATAAGGTCTTAGACCAAACTTTTCACTTTGATTTGCCATAAAATATCTCCTTTAAAGGCATTAATATTACAGCGATGGCTTTAATCAAAAAACTATGATTTACGACCACCACCAAAAGTTACACGAGATTGTCTATTAACATTAATAGGCATCTCTGGTCGTTGTTCCCTTAAAATATCGTTGTCAACGGCTTTTATTTGATCAGCAGTAATATTTTTAAAATACTGCTTGCGTTGTTCGACTATTTCTTCAGGTATTCTTGCCAACACAAGACCACCAACCCCAATTAACCCCTGATACTGTCCCTTACGGATTACTGGATAATCATGATCACCAAGTTTATTTTTAATTTCTTCAGCTCTCACAAATTCCCATCCTTCTCTGAGTTTTTTAGATACATTACCCGTATCTTCTTGACCCATGAATTCAGTTCTTATCCATCTATGTACAAATCCTTTAGGTGCAGGAGGTGCATCTAGACTTGATGGAGGAGTCCAAGGTTTGTTTCTAACGCTTTTTGTTTCACTTGAACTGCGTGAGGTTCTTTCTATAGTTTCATTCATAATTTTACTCCTTCACGAATTTTGCGTATTCTTCTAGTGGCACTCCTAATTTTTTGGCTATAGCCACCTGTGATCGAGTGAGTGTCACAGTTTTGCGACCTAACTGTTTTCTTCCAGCAGAAGCAACAGTTTGAATCGGTTTGTTATCATTCATAAACTTTTGAGGAAAATAACCTCTCATTAGTTTATCTACTTCATTGTAATACTCATCAGACTCGAGGTCAAACCCTTGTTCTACTAAATCTTGATGAATACCAAATGCAGCGTTTGTCATTGCTTTATCCTGACCAAACCAAGTGTTTTTTGATGCCCACGCTTTTGCTTTAGGACTAGCTTGTGGTTTCTCAATTGGTTTTTGTTCAGGTTGTTGTGTTTTTTGCTCGGCAGCTTGATCTTTTTTTACTTGTTCTTCTTGTTTTCTTTGTTCTTGTAATATTCTTGCTTTTTCTTTTTCAACAGACAATTGAGTCAATTTATCGTTTGCTTCCATAATTGCTTTCGCATCATTAGCCTCGATAGCGACTTGTAAATTGTGTTTTACTTGTTCTCTTTGAGCATCGATCCTTGCATCAAATTCTTTTGCGTAATTATCATCAATTACAGATGACCTTTTTTCGGAATCAGAATATTTTTTTTGTAAACCTTTAGCATAATCTAAAGCAGCTTTCTCTCTTCTTTCAGCCTCTCTAAATTTGCGTGTAAGTTGATCAATTCTTTTTTGAACGTTCTCAGTAACTTGATTAAGATTTTCTTGCTCAGGTTTTTCTTCCGTGTTTGTTTCTTTATCGGTTTCTTCTTCTTTATCGATTACTTTTGTTTTAGTGCTTGCTTTTATGGGATCACTATACCCTAAATCAACCTCACCTATTTCAGGTTTGGTATCTATTTTTTCTTTTTCTTCGACAGCAATGTCTGTTTCCTTAACGTCATCTGTGTCAAGTTCAACTTTATTGGTTTCAGTCATAATTACTCCTAGAATAATGCGAGGATGTCCTCGGGTTTATTAATAGTTCCAATGATTTCATCATCGTTCAAAATACGATGTTCACCATATTTTGTTTTAAATCGAGCTCCAGTATATCGTCCATAAACAACAAACTGTCCCTCTTTACACCAAGGTCCTGTAGGAAATTTATTTTTATCCTTGTAACAAAGATCTCCCATCTTTACAACAAAACCTACAACAGTGGTAAGTTGTTGTGTTTCAAGTGTCTTCTCTGTTAAATAAAGACCACCTTTAGTTTTTTCTTTTGGTTGATAAGGTCTAACTAAAAGTCTATAGCCTACTGGTTTGGGTAATACTTCAAGATATTGTTCCACTTCTTTTGCACCTTTTGGAACTAAAGGTTCTTCCTCATCATTCGATGGAATGACAAGTTTTTTTTCAGGTTTGATCAATGTCATCTACATTATCCTCTCTATTTTGCAGGTCTTTAAGATCCTGAAGCACAGCTTCTAGAGCTGCGAGCTTGCCTTTAGCATAATGTAGATTATCCAGCTTGTCTATACCATAGCAAATATGGTCTTTAGTTTTACTTATTTCTTTCTTGATGTAATGTCGGATTGTTTGGATTGTTTCAATATCAAGCATGTCTTAAATGTGATTTAGGTCCTAATTTTTTTCTGTGAGTTAGACCTTTTTTGTTATATCTCCTTTTTGTTTTTTTTGCAAATATAACTTCTATCTTATGAAATTTTTTTACCATAATACCTAACTGGGTTTTTGTATCCTAAAAGTTTGCTTTTATTTTTTGGGAATCGTTCACCACTACAATCTTTAATTTTTAATATTTCAATCTGTTTCGCCAATCTCTTTTTTCTCCCCGTGGACTCTGTATTTGTTTTTCACATACATGGTCGCTGTGTGTTGTAATGACCATCTCATCTTTATCTGTACAGGCGTAAAAACATTTTACGGAATCTTCACCAAAAAAAGGATCAACTCTTTTTTCTTTATTTAGTCTGCAAGTAACAAAGTATTGATTTCTCTCATCATACAATTGACCTTTACCAGACCATTTATAATTTTTTGCAAACACAGGATCGCAAGATAGTAATGGGAGCACTAAAGCTCCCATTAAACTATTTTTCAGCACAGGCGTAACTGTTAATCTCTAGACCAACAGAAATTTCTGTAATTATTGGTTTTGACCACATAATTATCTCCTTAGTTTGAAGTGCTGGTTGTCATCGTGACCGCAGTCCACTTAAAGTATTCTAAATTATTTTCTAATCTTGGCAATACCTTTTAGTCCGAATGACCCAGCAATCGAAGCCAAAATTCCGTATGAGATCCAATCAGGACAATCATTTTTAAGAAATAAAAAACCTTCTTTCATGTAAGGTTGTAATGCAGGTACAAATGATGCAAAGAGTATAAAAATAAATGTTAGTGTCCAGGCTTCGTCTTTCCAAGAACTGTCTGATGCCGACATGGCTTTATCCTCCCAAGAACCATCCTGTTCAATTTTTGATTTAGTCGCCTCTAACTTAGTCAACTCAACTTGACTTTTTAATTGTGCTTTTTTTTGTTTGCCCTCTATCCACGTTTTTGCCAAACTTGCAACAGGACCTAAAATTGCTTGAAACATTATATCTCCTTTTGATAAATAATTTTATTTTCGCCTTCTTCGACTACTTTAAAATTATAAGTCAGCAATAACATATCCACAATACCCATGCGTAAGTCTTTATAGTCATCAATTATAAAAAGAGCTTTCGTTTCAGATCTAGGTATAAAAAAATTTAATTCTTGTAAGACCGCTTCTGTAGTGTGAGGTCCATCGAAATGAACAACTTTATACAAACCAAACAACATCATATTATTGAAAAGACCTAATTGATGACCATCTCCCATCGTTCTAAAATAGTAATCATCTGTCATATGATAAAAATCAAACTCAGGATAATTTTGATAAAGATAGGAAACAGTTTTTTGTTTCATTTCTTCAGTGTAACCAGCAACTACACTACCTTCATTATCATAATGTTCGTAACTTAGATTATTATAGGGATCAATAGCCACATGTTTATAAAGGTTTGGTTTATGCTCACGCACAGCATCCATAATTATTTTAGAACCCAAACCCTCCCTTAGCCCAATCTCACAGGTAAGTGTAGCACGATCAATATTTAATTTACCAATATGTTTTGTTATCAGATGATATTCTGATGAATCGCCTTTTATCACTTAACGCCTATAAACTTTTTACCTTTAACCTGAATGTTAGATATTCCTTTTATATCACTTTTTACACCATTTTCTCTAAAAGGACAACCGATTCCACCTTTTTTTAAACCCATAGTTTCTTTGGTTGAAATACCTGTTTCTTCTTTTTTAGGATTGTAGGCTACGAAATTCATTTTGTAAGGAGCACTGGCTTCTTGCGAGTCAAAGTCGGCTGCTGCTTGGTTCATTAAATTTTGCATACGACTGAAGAAGTCTCTTCTAAGAAGTCCAGGTAAAACAACTTCTTTCACAATTCTATCTTTATTTTGATTAAATTGATTTTTTAAAAAACCCATGAATTTTTCATCTCTATTTAGACCACCCTCTTTCATACCTTGAGATTGTGGTCCTTTTTTTGGTGGAGCTCCAAAACGTTTACCTTTCATCTTTTGGCTCCCTCTCTAATTCTTTAAGAACCTTGGCTCGTGCAACGTCAAGCTTCTCATCAGCAACACGGATTCTTTGTTGTGCAGACGCTTCAGCGTCCTCTCTTTTCATTTTTTCTAAATCTATCTTTTGTTCAAACTCATTTGATTTTCTATCAGAC